AGTATTAGCTTTTGATGAAGAACAAGACATATGGAACGAAAGAATTAAAAATGCATAAAACATCTAAAGAAGAAATTAAATATTGGGATGATGTTCTAGACGAGTATGAGAATTCTATTGGTCTATCGCCATATCAGAACGATGCACTATCCTCTGATGAATTAAATCAATATCTGACCATGAATAGAGATGTTATTGAAAAATTAAGCCCAGAAGATTGTGCTCAAATTGCTTATCGATTAGGTCAATTCTCTTTTCATATTCAAAGAACAATTAATAGAGAAATAGCACGCTACAATTGGGCCGAAGAAACTATTAAAGAAACCATAGCAGATGAAATTAATAATTATAAAGGATATGGATATGTGGAAAAATCTGGCCAAGCTATTAAACACAATGACAAAGCCACGTCCTTGAATAATATAAAGAAGTATGCTAAACAAAGATCTGATAGACTATCTTATTTAGCCAATGGCATTAAGAATTTATCTGATATTATACTTTCTGTACAAAAGACAAAGGTGAAACATGGGTCTTGATAATGATGATATCAAAGCATTAATAGCTATTCTACAAAAGGGTCTGAGTGATGATGTTCAGGAAGAATCATCTAAGCCCAAAAAGAAAACTAAGTCTACAAAAACAAAAAATATAAAATCAGTCGAAACGGTTAAAGAAAATAAATTTGAAGATATGCCAGAATCTAGAATGCATAAAGAAGACACTGCAATTGATAAAAAATTAGCAAAGTTCGCACCAGTCCCAAGAAATAGACCTTACACCCCCATCACAATACAATGTAGGGTGTGTGGCAAAAAAGAGTCCATTTGCCCCTCATTGGTCGAGTCGGTGGAAAGATATAAGTGTAACAAATGCTCATCATCCGCAGGATAAAAAATGATTCTATGTGACCCCGCTGCTGAAAGAGCAGTATTAGCAGGTATTTGTAAATTTGGCGAAGATGCTTATTTAGATATTGCTGATATTGTCCAAGAATCATCTTTTACAATTGATAGTAATGCTATAATATTTAAATGTCTAAAATGCTTATGTGATAACGAACAAAAGCCTAAGATTGATATACCATCAATTTATTCTGCTGCACAAGAAGTTGGCGTTTCACATATTTTAGCGAAAAAGGAAGAAACTCAACATCTTAAAGCGATAATTGACTTTCCCGTTAATCTTGAGAATGTTCGTAAGTTTGCTGCTAAAATTCGTAAACTTGAAATTGCAAGATTGTTACGCAAACAGCTGGAGCAGGCTCAGGATAAGATATTAGAAATTAATGGTAGTGAACCAATAGCAAATATTTTGGGTATTGCAGAAGATGCTATATTTAATTTTTCTTCTTTATTAAATGATGGCGATAATAATCCAGTACATATCGGTAAAGATATCGATCAATATATTACAGATTTGGTTGAAAATCCTATAGATCAAATTGGTATTCCAACGGGGTTTCCAGTTTACGATCAGGCTATTGGTGGAGGTTTTAGAAAGGGTACTGTTAATGTAATAGCAGCACGACCCAAAACTGGCAAAACTCTTTTGGCAGATAATATGGGTCATAATATTGCTAAACTTGGTATTCCTGTTTTAAATATGGATACTGAGATGAATGTGAAGGATCATATTAATAGAGTATTGGCAATGAAGACTGAGACTGAAATTTCGGCCATTGAAACTGGTAAATTTGCAGAATCTCCAGATCAAAGAAATAAGATATTAACAGCATCAGAAGAATTAAAATCTACACCTATTTTCTATAAAACAATTGCTGGAAAACCATTTGAAGAACAATTATCACTAATGAGAAGATGGTTGGTTAAGGAAGTGGGATTAAATGATGATGGCACAGCAAAACAGTGTTTAATAGTTTATGATTATCTTAAACTTATGGATAGTGCTGGGATTAGTCAAGATATGAAAGAATATCAAGTATTAGGATTTATGATGACCGCACTGCATAATTTTGCTGTTAGATATCAGATTCCAATCTTGGCTTTTGTACAATTAAATAGAGATGGTATAACTAAAGAGAGTACTGACACGGCGAGTGGTTCAGATAGAATTATTTGGTTGTGTAGTAATTTTAGTATTTTTAAGAGAAAAGCAGATGATGAAATGGCAGAGGATGGTCCAACTAATGGTAATCGAAAATTATTGCCATTAGTTAGCCGTCACGGTGGAGGATTAGATGACAATGATTATATTAATTGTCACATGAAGGGTTGGTGTGCAAAAATTAGTGAGGGTAAGACCAGATTAGAATTAATGAACAATAATAAAATTGGAGACGAAGGATTTATCGTAGATGAAAACAATGAAGACCAAGAAATCCCATTTGAATGATCAGGCCAAGTTAAAGATAGTATGTGATGAGGTATGTGATAATATCGAATCCTTATTAGATGCTTTTGGTTTAGATTATAAAAATAACGGCAAGATGATCACAATGGCCTGCCCAATTCATGATGGAGATAATCTATCAGCATTAAATTTGTATCCAGAGGGTGATACATATCGTGGCAATTGGAAGTGCAGAACCCATAATTGTGAAAAGATTTTTAAAGGATCTATCCTAGGATTTATTCGTGGTATTATTTCCAACCAAAAGTATGGATGGAAAAAAGATGGAGATGAATCATGTTCATTTCAGGAGGCCGTAGAATATGCTTTGAGTCTAATCAATAAAGATTTTAGCAATATTAAAATCTCCAGAGTAGACAGAGATAAAAAGCAATTTACTAGCATGGTGGGTTATTTAAATAATAATAGTCAACCAGAAGCACCACAAATTACAAGATCTCAAATAGTTAAGTCTTTAAACATACCAGCACAATATTTTATTGATAGACACTATACTAAAGAGATATTGGAAAAATATGATGTTGGTTTTTGTTCATCTCCAAATAAAGAAATGACAAACCGTGTTGTTGTGCCAATTTATGATAATAATTATAAGTTTATGGTAGGATGCACTGGACGCAGTATATATGAAAAGTGTGAGAGTTGCAAAGGATTTCATGATCCCAACAATTCATGCCCTCATAGTGATGATATATGGAAGTATTGTAAATGGAAACATAATAAAGACTTTAAAAGTCAAAACCATCTTTACAATTTTTGGTTTGCTAAAGAACATATCTTAAAGACTGGTGTTGCTATTATAGTTGAGAGTCCTGGTAATGTGTGGAGATTAGAAGAAAACGGAATTCATAATAGCGTTGCCATGTTTGGTTGTTCTTTAAGTGATCGCCAAAAAATTCTATTAGATTCATCTGGTGCTATGAGTTTGGTTATTTTAACAGATAATGATGAGGCTGGTAGAAAAGCCGCAGATCAAATTAAGATCAAATGTCAAAACACTTACAGAGTATTCATCCCAAATATTAGCAAACCAGATATTGGGGAAATGACTAGTGCAGAAATAAATGATGAAATTAAAACCTATTTACAGAGAATAACATGACAAAAATTATAGCATTTGCTGGTAGAAAACAGTCTGGAAAAACAACTTGCTCTGAATTTATTGTTAGTTGTAGTCTTGGTGTAAAAACTAAAATTTATAATTTCGCAGATCCTTTAAAACAAGATATATGTATTAATATTCTTGGTTTATCCCATGAGCAATGTTATGGTTCTGATTTACAGAAAAATACTCTAACACATATTAAGTGGCAGGATAAATATCTAACAGCCAGAGAAGTTATGCAAGTAGTAGGCACAGACATACTACGAAATATGTATCATGATGTTTGGGTAAATGCTACAATTAATAAAATTATGAAAGAGAATATGGATTTAGCCATTATAGCAGATTGTAGATTTCCTAACGAAGTAGAGTCTATAAGAAATGCTGGTGGTATTGTTATTAAATTAAATCGTAATCCATATAATTCTGATCACGCCAGTGAAACTGCATTAGATGCTAATAATTATAATCAATCTAACTTTGATCTTGTATTGAATAATACTATTATGACTATAGAAGAACAATGTGATGAGGTTTATAGTTTCTTAAAAAAGAAAGCTATCTTACAATGAAAGCATTTATTACGGGGATTACTGGCCAAGATGGATCCTATTTAGCAGAGTTATTGCTGAATAAGGGTTATGAAGTTCATGGTATTATAAGAAGAACCAGTAATTTTCCAACCACTAGAATTGATCATATTCATAAAGATTTAAATCTATATTATGGTGATGTTACTGATAGTAGTTGTTTATCAAGAATAATTAGAAAGATTTTACCAGACGAAATCTATAATCTTGCAGCACAGAGTCATGTTAAGGTTAGTTTCCAAGAACCTGTTTACACAACTAATTCTGTATCAATAGGCACATTAAATATATTAGAAATAATTAGAGATATTAAAGAGGATTTAGATAAATCTATCAGATTTTATCAGGCATCGAGTTCTGAGATGTTTGGTAAAGTATATGAAACTCCACAAAAAGAAACAACACCATTTTATCCAAGATCACCATATGGGGTTGCTAAACTATATGGCCACTGGATCACAGTCAATTATAGAGAAAGTTATAATATATTTGGATGTAGTGGTATACTATTTAATCATGAGAGTCCAAGACGAGGCGAAACTTTTGTCACTAGAAAAATTACCAGAGCAGCAACTAGGATAAAATTAGGATTACAAAATAAATTACTGTTAGGGAATTTAGATGCTAAACGAGATTGGGGATATGCTAAAGATTATGTTGAGGCTATGTGGATGATGCTACAAAAAGAAACTCCAGAGGATTATGTTATATCTACCGGCGAGACGCATTCTGTAAGAGAGTTTTGTGAATTAGCATTTAATGAATTGGGTTTAAATTATCGTGACTTTGTTTCTATAGATCCCATTTATTATAGACCATCAGAAGTTGATCTTCTGTTAGGTGATTCACATAAGGCAAAAACACAATTAGGGTGGACGCCACAAACATCATTCAATGATCTCATTAGAATTATGATTGAAAATGATTTACAATTAGCAGAAAAGGAAAAATTCTATGCTTCAAGATAAGGTTATAGTTACTGGTGGTGCTGGCTTTCTTGGTCAATCAGTTGTTAAAAAACTATTAGAAGCAGGATTTGATCCGTCAAAAATAGTAGTACCAAGAAAAGCAGATATTGATCTGACAAAAGAAGCAAATGTAATTAAACTATATGAAGATCATAAGCCAGATATAGTAGTACATTTAGCGGCAGAAGTTGGTGGTATTGGTGCTAACATGGAGAATCCAGGTAGATTTTTTTATGCTAATATGAGCATGGGATTGAATCTTGTAGAACAAGCAAGAATTCATAATATTAAGAAATTTGTATTTGTTGGTACAGCATGTGCTTATCCTAAATTTTGTCCATCGCCGTTTAAAGAAGAAGACTTATGGAATGGATATCCCGAAGAAACTAATGCCCCATATGGAGTTGCCAAAAAGGCTATCTATTTGATGTTGGAAGCTTATCAACAACAATATGGATTGAAGAGTGCGGTATTAATCCCTGTTAATCTTTATGGTCCAAATGATAATTTTAATCCAGCATCATCTCATGTTGTACCCGCATTAATCAGAAAGTGTGTTGCCGCTAAGAATAATAAAGAACCATTTATAGAATGTTGGGGAACTGGTTCTGCCACACGAGATTTCTTATATGTTGACGATGCTGCTAATGGCATTATTGAGGCTGTTCTTAAAATAGATTCTCCAATACCAATTAATTTGGGGAGTGGTTCGGAGATTCGTATTAAAGATTTAATTGATAAAATTGTTAAGTATTGTGAATATGATGGTGAAGTTAGATGGAATTCATCTAAACCAGACGGTCAGCCCAGAAGATTGCTAGATATTTCTAAAGCAAAAGAATTGTTGGGTTGGGAACCAAAACAAAATTTTGATGATGGCTTACGACAGACCGTTGAGTGGTATAAAAACAACATAGAGAATTGTAGATGATCATAACTTATTTACGCAGTAGTTCCTATGGCACACATAGCATGTGTCCTCAACAATATTTTTTTGACTATGTATTAGGATGGAAAAGTCCATCCAACAAAAAAGCAGATAAAGGAACTATCTGTCATAAAGTATTAGAAATATTGGCCTATATTAAATTATATTCTCAGAATAATAAACTAATTTATACTGATGATATCTTGGGTGATATTAATATTAATGATTATAATATTGATAGTATCACAGAAAGGGTCTATAAATACTATACAGCCCAGTTTAAACATCATGAATGGGAAGTAAAAGATTATAAAGACTGCCACAAATGGGTTCATAAGGCGCTAATAGACCATAATGGATCGTTTGATCCACGCTCACGAGACATTCTGCAACCAGAACAAAGGTTTGATATTGTTATTAAAAAACCTTGGGCAAAATATAATTATAAAACTAATACAGAAAATTTAGACGGGTATTTGGCCATTAAGGGTACAATTGACCTAATTACTAAAGTAAATGATAATACCATAGAGATTATAGACTGGAAAACTGG